GTTTTTGTATCTAGCGTTACTGCAGGAAGTAATACAATCTATTCTGTAAGTAAAACAAGCTCTAGAGTAACTTTATCAGGAGGTAATCAAGCTGTTATTTATTTTGATATTAAACACTTTGGCTTCTATAATTAAAAACTATGACAGCCCTTCAAGACAGTTTAGCTTTATACTATGCAGAAAGAGAAATTTTTCTACAACAACCTAAAAACATTACAGATATGGGTGATTTTGAAGGCACTGTTAAAGCTTCTTGGGCACGTTTAAATTCCGATGGTATCGGGGAAGTAGTATATAAAAATAAAACATACTTTGTGCGCCCTTTAGGTAAAAAATCTATACCTAAAAATACGCCAGTGGCTTTAACTTTTGCAAATGGTATTTACTTCGCTGATTGGTAGTTATGGCACAGTTTAAATACGGCATTATAGATACTTCAGATACTTTAGATAATGTTGACGGTGCTGTAGAGTTTTTAACTTTTAAACCTAGCCCAAAAGTCACTTATTCAGAATATCGACAACCTGGAACTTTGTGCGCCTATGTCGTAATACCTTGTATAAATTATCCTAATACTACAAGTTTTTGTAATCCAAACCCTGACCTTACGTATGCTTTACTTTATGTTGTTGACTCAAGTGGCTACAAATTTACTCCTATAGAATAAAATGGCTATTTATAATCTTCCTGAATTAGAGCATAACCCCATACCTCCGGGTACTATTAAATATAGGGTAACTCCTTTGGTAAAAACAGATGTGTCTTTCCAAACTGTAGGTCCTGGAAATTTTTTTATTACAGATTTTGGTAATGGCTTAAGAGGGCATGAAGTCTTAAATGATACTAAAAAACCTGGAAGTTTGTATGGAACAATATATAAACTACCCGGTTATGTAGGTTATGATGTAATTCGTCTATACGTAATAGATCCTAGCGGGCAAAGAGTTCTTATTTTACACTAAAATGGCTGTAATTTCTCCTACATTTTCAGGCACTACAGGGCCTTATACAGTTGCCTCTAATATTAAAGTACTTAGTACTATAAAAGGGGGTCCTTATTATCCAACTAATATAATCGGAAGTACTCCTACGGTTACTTACAGTACTTTTGAGAAAGTAACAGGTGCTTCGGGAGGAGCTACGTATACTTATGAATTAAAAGTTTACCCTGAGTATGCTGGACAATTAATGTGGACTAATGTTATGACACCAGAAGCTACGGTAACTGGCGTCACACCTTACACTGCTCGTTTATTTTTAGCTGTACCAGCTGGTATTGATGAAACGGATCCTGAAACTGGAAGAATTATTTTCTTAAAATGGGTACCAGTATTTTCATCTTTTGCTTTAGAAAATCCGTATCGTATAGTAGCTGCAATTTAATATCATGGTTCTAGGAAATAGCCAAAATATAGTTCCTAAGCTGTTTAATAAGGTTCAACAAGAAATTTATAGGGCGCCTTTTGTCCCTATAGGTTCTATGGTTAGTCCTATATTTGCAGGGCTATCCTCTAGAGCAAAAGATAATACGGCTACAACATATTTAGCTACTACTAATACTAAGTGTTCAAGTTCGCAAGAATGTGGCGCTGGTTTTTATTGTAATAATGGGACTTGTGTTTCTTCGGGTGGAGGTAATACTTATTCTATAACATCTGGGATAGGCTGCTCTGTTGGACCTAATGGAGTAGATTCGGGAACATATGGGGGAGGTGGTTCTAGATGTGGGTCCTCTTCTGGTACAGGGAATGGTTGTTATTCTGCTGGATGCGGTCAAGGATCCCGTGTAAATGATGCGGCTTCTAGTGGGTCTAAGGGTAACCCCTGTGCCACTTGTTGCCGAGAAGATTCTTCTGGGAATGTACGATGCACATCAGGCAGCTGTCCACCTGAAGGTACCTGCTCTGAGTATTGTACAAATGAAAAGGAAAGTTACGGCTCTTATGGCGAAGGGTGTGACTCTAGAAATACTTGTACAGAATGCTCTAGTTGTAATGACGGGACTTGTGAAGAAAAATCAGATGCTGAAAGACCCTGCCATTGCAATAATGAATGTGGTGAAAGAGAAGACATAACTTGTTGTAATTTTAGAGATACTTGCAAAGGTCGTATAGAAGGTCTTTATTGTCACCCTACATATAGAACATGGTACCCTCGTTGTTATGACCCAGATGTCGAATGCCTACCTGGAGGCAGTGCTTGTAGAGGATGTACCACGGGGAGTGGACCATCAGTACCTGATGGTTGCACATCTAAAGGATTTATTACAAGTGATTTAACAGGAGAAACTATTTATATTTATGAGTGCTGTGAAGTTTTAAATGAAAAACCTGGGTGTGTTCAATGTGATGAAGATCAGAATTGTGGTGAGTGTCAATATTGCGATAGAGGACTTTGCGTAAAATATAGTAATTGCCCAGGAAAATATGTACCTCCTCCAGTTTATGCTAGGGCTGTAGGTACTGTTTATGGTAATGGGTGGTATGGTCCTCCAGAACAATATAATTTTACAGGGTATTGGGTAAATGTCAGTAATGGGGAATCTATAGGAGCCGTTCGGGCACCAAATTTACTTCCTAGTTATCCTAATTATTGTGTTGAGTATTCTGAAGGAGGCCCTTGGGTAAGTACTAGAGTAATCACGCATCCCGGAGATTTTGGATGTAGTATTGAGTGTAACAATTGTAATATGTTTGTTGTGTATGATGCAAATGGGAACTATCTCAATCCATATTCGGGTAAAGTAGGCTATCAAAAATATACAAATTTAAACGATCCTCCTGAAATAGTAGCTTGGGGGAATGTAAAATTTGAATTTAGTTACAACCAGCAGGATGTTTTTTATTCTAATTCTGGTAATGCGGATCCTAACTTTCCTTCTAATTTACCTCAAGCTTAAGTGATGTTAATGGTAAACTAAACTAGCTTAAGAGTACGTATGGCTGCTGAATTACGCCGAATTAGATTAAAATACAGTGAGGACCCAGAAAGTACTTTATTAAGTGATATTTCTAGTACTGGCCCTGATACTATTTTACCTGGAGAATTAGTTGTAGGTATTGATGCAGGATCTGAAGCTATTTATACTGTAAATAATAATGGAGATGCTGTAGTTATCCCTTCGATAGCTTCTAGAACTAATAATATAACCGGAGAAACTCGTATTAAAAATATTGTCTCTTTAACTGCAGCTGAGTACACAGCTTTAACTGTTAAAGATGCGGCTACTTTGTATATTGTGTTGTGATATGACAACTGCTATACAGTTAGGTACCAATTCAGCTTACAAAATTTTTTTTGGCTCTAGAGAAGCTGATGTGATTTTTTTAGGTAGTAACCTTCTATATGCTAGAAATCATATTGTGTATACAGCTAAAGATTCTAGTACTTTAATCTTAGATTTTATTCAAGCTGGGAGTGCTAGCAACCCGGCTACAGATATTCTTAGAGCAGCTGGGGCCTTGACTTAGTAGGTATACTACACTAGCGTTACCTTCATAATGACTGTTATAGATGCTCGGCAGCAACAAAGATATGATACAGCAGCGAATTGGGCTACTGTAAATCCTTTATTACTAGCTGGAGAACTTGGGGTAGAAAGCGATACTAATAAAGTTAAAATAGGTGATGGTAACTCACTTTGGAACAGTCTTTTATATGTAGAAGTAGAACCTATTAGTATTAATGATATAGCTGATGTTAATATTTCCAGTACTCCTAGCGAAGGCACCACATTAATATATAATAGTAACACAAATGAATGGGTTCCTGGTCCTGTTATTGGTTATTTAGACCCTAGTACAGATACTTATTATGACGATGTTACATTACTTTTGAAGTTTAATGGAGTAGCTGGGACTAGTAATTTTAATGACTCTAGTAGTTTTAATACGCCTTTAACTATACAAGGAACTCCTATACATTCTACAACACAAGTTAAATACGGTTATACTTCAGGATTTTTTAACAATACTATAGCTACGGCTCAAGGTTTACGAGTACTTGCTGCTAATAATCAAGGATTTCCTTTCGGGTCTGCTGGTTTAACTATAGACACATGGGTATATGTAGAAGCTACTAGTTCCACTAATATGCAGTTTTTCTACTCTATTCCTTTTTCAATATATTTTGTTAAGAGTACCTCTACTACATATTATCCAGTAGTTACTTGGAGTTATTCAGGCTCAGCTCCTTCAGCAAGTTTATCCCCTCCTACGGCTTTTAGAAACAGCATTCCAGTTAATACTTGGGTTTATTTATCGGCATGTAAAGATAGTACTTCTGTGCGCGTTTATATTAATGGCGTTAAAATAGCTGAAGATACTGCAAATGGTAGCTTACCTATATATTCATCTAGTCCGCCTATTATGTATCTGGGTACTAGTACGACAACTAATACTGTCACTTCTGTAGGATTTAAAGGATATATAGATGACTTTAGAATAACAAAAGCAGTAGCTAGATATACTACAGATTTTACCCCTCCTTTAGTAGAAGTTCCTAGTAGTTCAGTTACTAGTCCTACATTAATTTATAGCATAAAAGAACATTCAGACGTAAATATAACTGGAATTCCTTCAAATGGGCAAACTTTAGTTTGGGATGGAGCCACCTCACAATTTATTCTTGGTGATATTACAGGTAAAAAGATAACTAATACAGCGGCCCCAACTAGTGCTACTGATACAGGTTCAACAGGAGAGATCAGGTATGATAGTTCTTATGTGTACGTATGCACGGCCACTAATACGTGGGTACGTAGCCCTTTAAATACTTGGTGAGATAATATGACTACTACTTCCGCTAGATTTAAACAAAAAATAGATACTTATAGTGTATGGCAAAATAGTACATTAGTTCTTGAGCCTGGTGAATTTGCGATTAGTTCTGATACTAATTATGCAAGAGTTGGTGATGGTAATCAGACTTGGAGTAATTTAACACCTTTAAATATAAAGCCTCATTCTTTAGAAAGATACCAAGATGTTGATTTTCAAAATCCTGTAGTTACTGCGTGGGTACCTATTGTCTATATGGGACCTGTATGGCAATGGCGTAGTGGTCCACCTATTGTATACATTGATCCTGTTACAAGTGCTTACAATTATAGTATTGATGTTTTTAATGATGTAGATATTAGTACTACTTCTTTAGTTTCTGGTGATATCTTAAGTTGGGATGTAGTGAATACACAATTTATAAATAAAGAAGTAGTTTTAGAAAAAATAACAACTGTGGCACCTCCTAATTTAAGCACAGATACAGGCGAAGAAGGTGAAATAAGATTTGGAGCGGGTTATTTGTATATTTGTATAGCTATAAATACCTGGAAAAGAGCTGCTTTAAGTACTTGGTAGACTAGAGCAGTTTAGTCTTTAATATGGCCTCTTTAAGATTAACCGCTGAGGATTTATCTTGTAATGGAATAGCTCCTATAGGCCCAGTATGCCCTTGGCCTAAACCAGAAACTTGGCCAGTGGAAAATACAAAAAAACAGGTACCTCAGTTTAAAGCCATTAAACATGATACTGTGGTCAAAGCTAGTGCAGCAAAAATGGCCTCTGGTTTATTAAAAAATGTTGGATACTTAGCATCAAATGGTAAAGTTAATTCTGAGATTAGGCAAGAGCGGTATGATATTTGCTTAGAATGTCCTCATTTTATTGAAGATTCTAAACGGTGCTCTGAATGTGGGTGTTTCATGGAAGCAAAAACATGGATAGCGGCTGAGCCTAGTTTATTATGTCCTAAAAATAAATGGCCTAGGTAACTATTAGGTATACTATAGGACACTTTATCTCTAGTCGTGATGTCTGAGGAATCTATTCAAACTCCTGTGGCCGAAGTTGAGACTACTGTTACGCCCGAGAAGGGCAAAGTCTTTACTGAAGGTGAAGTTGAAAATCTCATGAAAGCCCTGAAGGCCGAACGTGAGACTCGTAAAAATTATGAAAAAGAAGCTAAAGAACGCGCCGCTCAACTTGAGCGTTTTGCAAATATTAATCCTGATGAATATGCTAAATTGCAGGAGGAAGTGGCACGGGCTGCTCAATTACAAGCCCAGTATGGTGAAGCGAAAGAAGCTATTGAATTGAAGTACTCTAAGCAAGCGGAAGAGGCTGCTACTCGTGCTGAGGCTGCTGAGCGTCGGATGCAGGAATTTCAGAAGCGGTATGCTCTAGAGAAAGTTTTCTTTGCAGCTGGTGGTCGGACTGATGCGGCTGATGGCGTATCGTTCTTTGATATGCTGGCTGATCAGTTGGGTGGTCGTTTCCGTCAAGAATCTGATGGCTCTCTTACTGTAGTGGATCTGCAGGGCGATCCAGTGTTGGATAAAGAATCTGGTAAGCGCATTTCGCCAGAAGAGTTTGTCTCCAGTTTTAAGCATCATCCTATCTACGGTGCTTTCTTTAAAGGAACCAAGGGTTCTGGTGCTGGCCTCGGCTACGGTGGAACTGATGCTAATGGTATGCCTACTGAAGACCTGGATAGTCTGGATCCTGATCAATTATTCCAGCGAGCTTTTAGTTAATAGTAACCCCTAGTTTACCAAAATGCCCCTAATTTTAGGGGTTTTTTATTATTAATTGGTATTCTATTTATAGAGATACCCTAACCCTCCTAATCGTGACGAGGTGGACAGGAAAGGGTGTCGCGTTTGATACAGTGCGATGCTGTTTAAACGAATCACCCTGATCTTTGTTCATTTCATCTAAAAGGAGTTTTTTACTATGGCTTTAACCCTGCTTCAAGCTAAGAAGCATGCTCGTAATGTTCAAGAGCTTGCTGTTATTACCGAATTAGCTGCTGGTCAGCTGCTGTCGGCTCTGCCCTTCCGTTCTATCGAAGGCAACGGTCTGTTCTGGAAGCGTGAAGAGTCGCTGCCGGATGTGGGCTTCCGTAACTATAATGGTTCTCTGGCTGAGAGCTATGCTGAAGTGAGCCAGCAGTCCGAGAGCCTGAAGCTGTTCGGTGGCGACATCAAAGTTGATCGCGCTATCGTTGAGCTGGAAGGTCCCGAGGCCAAGGCTTATCAGATCCAGGCCCGTGTGCGTGCCATGCGTCTGGCTTGGGAAGCTCTGTTCATCAATGGTGACTCCAACCAGTCGCCGGCTGAGTTTGATGGTCTGGCTGCTCGCATCAAGTCTGGTTCTTCCCAGTACTTCGCCAACGGTGGCGGTGCTCTGGATCTGAACAAGCTGGATGAGGCTATTGACAACGTGGATGCCCAGGGCGGTAGCAAGTACATTGTCTGTTCCAAGTCCCTGCGTCGTCATCTGAGCAAGCACGCCCGTGCTAACGGTCAGATCGATATCGAGCGTACCGAGTTCGGCTACCAGCAGCTCAGCTACTCCGGCATTCCTGTGCTGGAGCTTGATCGTGACCACAAGAACGTGGCGATCCTCGATGGTACCCCCAGCGCCCAAGATCTGTATGTCGTGTCCTTCGGCAACGATCATCTGACTGGTATTCAGAACGGTGGCGTGAACGTGCGTGAGCTTGGCGAATCGCACACCCAGCCTCAACTAATCACCCGCGTTGAATGGTACTGCGGTCTGGCTCTGATCAATGGTCGTGCTGCTGCTCGCCTGGCTGGTATTGATGCTACTGCTAGCGTCTGATCTAAGCATTAACTAGATAAAGGCCTCCTTCGGGGGGCTTTTTTTTATGGGTAACCTAGGATAACAAAATGCCGTAGGAGGGCATTATGGCAACTACTTTAGCCACTCGCGGGATGAATATCCCGGCTCATGATTACATTCATAATACTTATACTGCAGGTAAATTAACCTTAGTTACGTACAAAATTGGAGGGGCTAGTGGTACCACTGTAGCTACTCAGGCTATTACCTATGACGGTAGTGGTAATGTTGAAACTGTCACCAAGACTAACTACTAATAGGAGCAAATAAATGCCTTACACTTTTAACCCTTTTACTGGCACTTTTGACGATACTGTTCCTTTAGAGAATGGTCAGATTTCTAGTGATTTATTGCCTAGTTACGTTGACGACGTTCTGGAGTACGCTGATTTTGCAAGCTTCCCAGTCACCGGCGAGACTGGCAAGATCTATGTAGCTATTGATGCTGGTACTACTTATCGCTGGAGTGGTTCGGCCTATATTGCTATCGGTGGCACAGTAAACAATATTGATGACTTAGCGGATGTTGATACTAGCACGGTAGCTCCTGCTGATGGTCAATCTTTAATTTGGGATAGTTCTACGCTTCACTGGAAGCCTGGGACTATTACATCTGGAGCTACAGAACTTAATGACTTAAGTGATGTTGATACAGCCACTACGGCACCTACCGATGGTCAAGTTTTAACTTGGGATGATACTGCTGGTACATGGGAGCCGGGTGATATTGCCGCTGGAGCGGCAGCACTTAATGATTTAAGCGACGTAGATACTAGTGCTACTTTACAAGTAGGGTATCCTTTGGTTTGGAATGGGGTGGCATGGGTGCCGAGTACCACTAAGCTGGCTTCTAGTAATTTAGATGGGATTGATGCAGATTATAACTCTACCGTTTTACAATTAAACTTTGATCATCCTGCAGGCACTACTCCTGCAAATATAATCGATGATTCCCCTTTAAATAATACTATTGCTGGTACAGGTTATAGCCCTATTGGCTCAATTATAGATACTAATCCTAAGGCGGGTTCGGGCTGTTTGTACGAAAAAATTAAAATTAATTCACCGCCAAGCTCCTTAAATATGCCTGCTGATGGTACTGCTCTTACTTTAGAATTCTGGATGCGTGATTGGGCCTCGACTTCTAATTTTTATGCAGTATACTTTACTAGTACTGTTTCTTCCCTTTCGGGTGGTATAAGGATTAATGGGACTAGTGGTGCTGTGTCTTGGTTTAAATATAATTCTGTAGTTATGACACATCAGAATACTATTACTAAAGGTTCTTGGAATCATATTGCTTTAACAAGACAATCAGGATCTGCTGCATGGCGTTTACACGTTAATGGAGTTGCAAGTGCCGTAGAAACTACTAGCTATTCTATGTATTGTCAAACCAGCTTAGAAATAGGTGGCTATGGTACTGTTATAGACTTATATAGGCAAACATACGGTGTTGCTCGTTATAATGGAACTACTTTTACACCTCCAAGTACTGCTTACGTTAAAGGAGATGGCTATACAGCATCTTCTATAAATACCTTTGATGATGTTGATACTAGTACTACGGTACCCACTACTGATCAAGGTTTAACCTGGAATGGCAGTAAATGGGTACCTACTAATATTATTACTACAACTAGTCTTAAAACAGTAACAGCAGCTTCTACAGACTTCGCTGATTTTCAATCACGCATAGCAGCTTTATAAGTTACTTTATTAATTGGTAAACTGTATTATCTTCCTTAACCGGGGCTTTTAGGAAGTAAAATACGCCCCTTATATCGCGCTTGAGGGTAGTGCGGGAATATTAAACTACCAGCTCCCTACTGGTTTAATTACCTTCATTTGTTATATGACTGCTACTATTGCAACACGTCCTAGTTTTTCTATTTGGGAACAGTTTTGTCAATGGGTGACTTCCACCAACAACCGCCTGTATGTGGGATGGTTCGGTGTGCTGATGATCCCCACCCTGCTGGCTGCCACCATTTGCTTCATTGTCGCCTTTGTGGCTGCTCCTCCCGTCGATATTGACGGTATCCGTGAACCTGTTGCCGGTGCATTGCTTTATGGAAACAATCTCATCTCTGGAGCAGTTGTCCCCTCCAGTAACGCAATCGGACTACATTTCTATCCAATTTGGGAAGCTAATAGCCTTGACGAATGGCTCTATAACGGGGGCCCGTACCAATTGGTCGTCTTCCACTTCCTTATTGGCGTCTTCTCTTACATGGGACGCGAATGGGAACTTAGCTATCGATTAGGGATGCGGCCTTGGATCTGCGTCGCGTATTCGGCTCCTGTGGCTGCGGCAACTGCAGTATTCCTTGTTTATCCTTTTGGTCAAGGTTCTTTTTCTGATGGTATGCCTCTGGGTATCAGCGGCACCTTCAACTACATGCTGGTGTTCCAGGCTGAGCACAACATTCTGATGCACCCCTTCCACATGCTGGGTGTGGCCGGTGTGTTCGGCGGCAGCCTGTTCTCCGCCATGCACGGTTCGCTGGTGACCTCCAGCCTGGTGCGTGAAACTACTGAAATTATTAGCCAAAATTATGGATATAAATTCGGCCAAGAAGAGGAAACCTATAATATTGTAGCTGCTCATGGTTACTTTGGTCGTCTTATTTTTCAATACGCTAGCTTTAACAATTCTCGTAGTCTCCACTTTTTCCTTGCAGCATGGCCTGTTGTGGGTATTTGGTTCGCTGCTCTTGGCGTATCTACTATGGCGTTTAATTTAAATGGATTTAATTTTAATCAGTCTCTGCTGGATACTCAAAATAATGTAATTAATACCTGGGCAGATGTGCTGAATCGGGCTAATTTAGGTTTTGAGGTGATGCACGAGCGCAATGCTCATAATTTCCCTCTGGACCTTGCAGCTACGGAATTTACTCCCGTGGCTTTAAAAGCTCCGGTTATTGGTTGAATATACTCACAATTTGAGTGCTACCACCCCTATATGGGGTGGTTTTTTATTGGAACACTAAGACACCTTTTATGTGTTATTATGTCGGATCGTAATGTTCACGAGACTCATTATGAGCGAGCTGAGCGTTTAAATGGACGCCTTGCTATGGTTGGTTTTATTGCAGCCGTTGGGGCGTATTTTGTAACTGGTCAAATTTTTCCTGGTGTTTTCTGAATAGGTAATATATAATATAACCGCGCCATTTCTCTACGGGGCGGGTTACTTTCACATCTCTCTGGAGTTTTAATCATGGCTGCACGTTCTACTGGTATTTTCCCTCGCGAAGGTTTTGACCTGGATGACGCGAACAAGATCACGGCTACCGCTACTGGTACCGATGCCCCCTTCACCCTGACGGCTGCTAAGACCATCCGTGTGGTGGTTGTGGGCGCTTCTGGTATCGACAATGCCGGCACCAACAAGATTACCGTTACCCTGGGTGGTCAGGCTGTGGTATTCAACGCTGCTGATCTGGACGGCAACGGTGTGGGTATCGCTCATGTGCGCGGCGCTCTGTGCGACGCTGATGACAATGATGCTTACTACACCCTGGGTGGCACTGCTGCCATCGCTGGCGGTGTGTTCCTGGATCTGGTGGAAGGCGTTTTCTGAGTTTAACGCTCATTAGAAAGAAGGGGCTTCGGCCCCTTTTTTTATGGAAAACTAAATGGAATAGGGCAGTTCTAATGCCGGATCATTTGTTTGTTCTTGTTATTACTGCTATGTTAGGTTGGGGCGGTTTTACATGGCGTCGATCTGAGCACGCTGTTGATTTAGCAGGAAAAGCATGTGATCGTTCAGATCAATTAGAAATTAAATTAGCAGAGAAATATCTCAGTAAGCAAGAATTTGAAATTCAAATGGAGCGTTTATTTAATACCTTAAATCGTTTTGAACAAAAATTAGATTTTCATGTGTATGCTCAGACCCAAGATATTAATAAACTTAGGGCTAGGTTAAGACAGTATGAAAAATCTGATGATGATGGTATACTATAACATTAGTGTCTAGTAACAATGGCTCATCTTAGCAAGCTTCCTACTTATTTTGTAAAAGGCGATGATCGCCGTGCTGCTTATTATACTGTAACTGCCCGCGAGCTTTTGGATGCGGGGTACGTGGAAGAAGGTCCTAAGGCCGTTGCCGCTCCTCCGGCTCCTAAGGTTCCCGAACAGCCTGTTGTTGCCGGTGGTGACGCTTTTGAAGATTTAATGGATGCTGAGATTAAGACTGAGCTTGATTCTATGACTAAAGCAGAGCTTTTGGAGTGGGCTGAAGATCAGGGTTACGATCTTAAAAATTCTTTGCCGAAAGCTGAGATCTTAGCAATGTGTAAGCACATTGAAAATGGTACTCAGGATGTGTTCCAATGATGGACATTACGTACACTAGTGGGCCTCGTATTTTAGAAGATGGTACCAACCTAGATTTGGACGTAGTGGCAACTTTTCCTGAAAAAGATATCGAACTCAGTATTGATGCTCCTGTAACTGGTATCAGTGGTTTGGGTTATCAGCCAGGACAGAAGAACCGTAATGGTTCAGAACTGTAATTGTGGTAACCTAAAGGTAGGTCAATAAGAACCATGGCTCCTAAGAAACGCTCTACCGCTGACTTTTACAAGAAGAATCCAGAGGCATATCGTAAGAAGCTTGCTTATGATAAAAAGCGTAATGCTCGTAAGGATCAGAAAAAATACCGTGCTGAATTAGCACGCGAGCGTCGTCGTCGTGGGATCATGGGCAAGGGTGGTCCTGATGTGAGCCATACTAAAAATGGTGGCTTTAAACTGGAAGATCCTAGAAAAAACAGGGCTCGTAATGGCACAAAAAAAGGCCGACCAAAGCATATTCGTCGGGATACTAAGGCCTGATTGCTGGTATCCTAGGGCCTAGTCTGCTTATTAGTAATGTACTTTTCTAGTGCTAAAGAGATCAAAAAAGCTCTGCAAGCAGACATTTTAATTAGCGAATTAGTTGATAATATTGAAATTACTCGCGATGCTGATATTAAATTTTTACTAGGGTCTTCGATATTTATATCTGAGATTCCGTATTTGGATGGTGTAGAGGCTGTTTGGACAATCAGGGTGTATGGTGTTTTGGATACTGATTTAGAAGTATTAAAAGCCGCTATAAAAGATAAGATTGGTGGTACATGGTTTGAGTCTACGTTAAAAATAATACAATTTGCCACGCCTGAGTTAATTGATGCCGTAGAGGAGCGCCAGCAGCTGTACCGACAACGGGAAGAGATCGGCA